TTTTCTAAAGTTGAAAAAGCAGGAGTTGTATCTTCTTCCCCTATTATTTCAGCTTCACCTCTTGGTATGATGTGAGATGTTCCGGGAGTAAGTCTTACTTGATAATTCGTATTAGTAGTAACTACTGCTAAAACTAAAGCTCCTTCTGCATCTAAATTTGTTACCCTAATATAGCGTACATTTTCTACATCAATAGCTCCTGCTGAAGTATAAGGCGCTGTTGCAAATGTTGCTATTGTAGTTGTTTGTGAGTGTGTGCAAACTACTATTCTTTCAAAAGTGTTTAGTATGTCCGTAATAGTTGTTGTGTTTGTAGAACCTCGTCTTTCATTATTTAGTATAACGTTCTCGGTTACTGTTACTGTTAAATCTGCCATTTTTATTTTTTATTTTATTATTATTTAATCTACAGGTATTGTGCAAGTCTGAAAGTCATTCTCTGCTTCTACCGTTATTGAGAACACCCACCCTGTTACGTCATTGTCAAATCTTTCTGTGAACGGCTCTAAGGACTGACCTACTGAACTAAAATAGATAGGTGCATTAATATCATCCATAGCTTGTGATTGATATTGACTATGTCTTAGTATTCCTATTATATCTACTGAATTACTTAAACAATCAGATAAGACTTCCTTCTCATTAGTTTTATTTACTGCTGTTGAAGTAGTCCAATCATTTTTTATACTTACCATATCCATTATAAAGATCTGAAAGTTAAAAGATAAAGAACTTTCATTTGCTTCAACACTCGTTGGATTGACGTGCATTAAGGGATATTTGGTATTCTTCTCAAGATCTACATCATATATATCTCCTGTTGTTACTGTTGCTATCTGCTGATGTTTATTGCCTATCTCTGCAATTACATCTATTACGTTCTGATATGTCTTATTGTTAATCATTTCTATTTACCATTTTAGTATCGTTTAAATCTGTTTCATAACTTAACCAAGTTAAACACTCATAAAGATTAAGTTTTGTTATTGCTTCTAAATTTACTATCTCACCATTTGTCAATCTGTACATCACTCCGAACCACGACCATTTACTTGCGAAATCTTCGTCTGCGTTGCTTCCACTATCTTCTCCGTTGCTTGAATTAAAAATGATGGCATAACTATCAAAAGTATCTTTACGAAATGCCAAAAAAAAACCAATGCTCCTTGCACATCTTCCGCTTTCATCTGTTTCATTTCTTCTGACCTAAGCCGTATAGCACCATCATAAGCTTGTATTGTATAATGATCCCCTTTTCGTTCTGTAATCGGTCTATATAGTACGGCCATTATTTCAGGTAAGTTATCTTCAATACCATCTTTTATCAAAGTTTCCAAATCGGCAAACTCCCCTAATGTAATATCTGATAAATCAGGATGAAAGCCGTACTCAACACCGTCAATCTCAATAAGGTTTTTAAGAGTTGTATCTGCTTGTTCTTGTAATTCTGATATTTTAGCCATAATACCAACTACATCACTTAAAGCAAGTTGTGATACTAATTGTCTTGGTATGTCTGACAAAGAAGTGAGGGTTTCAAATGCTTCTTCACTTTTTGTTATTTCTTCTGAAGATATAAGCTCTGCCCACTTCTCAAGGGTTACATCTGACCAACTGTCAATTAAATTAAATGTTTCTTTCTTCCCTTCCTTTTTGATATTGACTTTCATAGTATATAATAGAAATTTTTGTTATTTAGTTTATTGTACATAGTATTGTCCTGCATTTGGATTATCTAAGTGGTAGATAACGTTGTATCTTACTCCGTCTATTGCGTGGTTATATGAATCTACATATAACTTAGAACCCTTATCTGCGTAAACATAATTGTTCATCTCTTTAGCTATATTAGTTGATTCAGGAGTTATGACAAGTTCATAGTCTTGCATACGAGTTATTCCACTTTCAATAGTTCCTTTCTTTACAGGTTTTATATTAACCCCTAAATGCCTAAGGTCTGCTATTAGTCTTGGTTCTGCTGAGTCAGCTATGATAAGTTTATTATCTACTTTGTCTAATATGATTTTCGCTAATTCGTTTGACTTTAAGCCGTTTTTATATATATGTTCTTTTAAATATATCTTACGCTTCCTTTTATCAATAGCAACTTCAGTTAAGCTATCAGGATCAACACTAAATCCAAAGTCCATACCGCAAGAAGTTTGTAAGCCATCAGGGTTAAATTCGCCTATTGACCAATTCTCAAATACAACTCCTTCTGCCTTATCCAACCACCCACCGAGAATTTTGTGCTGATACTTTTTAAAGTTTCTTTCCTTTATAGTCTTAATACGGTCTAGGAAGCTCGTAGAGAGATTATCTTTGTTGTCTAGGTATGTACTATGGATATAGCATACATTGTCTTTAAAGCCGTTAAAACCTGCTTCAACTCCTTTGTCCTCAAAGAACCTTTTATATATCCAATGTTCTTTAGTCACAGGGTTTAATATTAACACAACTCTATTTTGTATATCTTTCTCTCTAATGCTTAGGTCAATGGTGTCAAATATATCCTCATCAATAAGTTCTTCGGCTTCGTCTAGCACCCAACAACTAATTCCCTGTAAAGACTTTAAACTTGCAGTTTGATTTCCTGCTGATGTCTTAATACCTCTAAATAGAATGTCTGATTGATTGCTTGTGTTTAATACTTCTGCTTTATTAATACTAAAGATTTCATCAAAACCTAATAGGCCTATTTTTTCTAAGAATTCAGGAATAATTGACAAATGAGCTGATGTCATTGTGTACCTTGTAAAGAGTATTCTAATGCCCTTTGTCATAGTTAATAAAGTAAGAAAGACTGTTGCAGCAAAAGACTTTCCTGATCCTCTACCCCCCGTCATAATAAAGTATCTAGCTTCAGATGAAAAGAGTGCGTTATATTTGCTATTCAGTATCAGTATCTACAAATGTTATTACAGGCATATTGATAGCTTTATCACCTGAAGTTATATCTACTCTGTTTGTTTCATTCCAACCAAGTCTAGTCTTAGCAGCGTGTATTACAACTGAAGGCACTTTGTCTTTTACACATTCATAATACTTAGACTTAATAAAGTCATTCTCAATGTTTTGCACTTCTGATACTGCTTTTGCAAACTCCTCATCTTCTTGTAACCACTTATAGAAGTTAGTTCTTGATAAGTCAGTTGCTTTTAATGCAGTAGTAATTACTCCTAAAGAACTTTCTAAAGCTTTGAGCAATCTCTCTTTGTTAATCTTTGTTCTATTCTGTTCCATTTTATAAATTTAATCTTATACAAAATTCATTGTTTTTTCTTTTAGCACTTGCCACCATTCTAGGATATTGTTTAATAAGTTTTTTAATACACTCTTTTTCTATGTCTATTGTTCTGTAATCTTTACAACCACCCTCAGTTCCCCAATGCTCATTTTCCCAATGCAAATATCTAATACCTAATATGCCACCCTTATCTTTGATGTGTCTTAAGCATATTTCGTAATCTTCTTTTACTATATAGCTTTCATCAAAATAGTATTCTCCGTCATTTACTAAGCCCATACAACTAGCAGTTAAGTAAGTTCTAAATAAAATTGGCTTATAAGGGTACACACCTCTTGGACTGCTTTCTGTTCTAACTCCCCACATTTTATATTCTAATTCTTCACATAATCCAAAAAACTTTAAAAATTCTTCATTCCAAAAATCTTCATCCCTTATTTCAATTTTTTTTGTTTTCCTTTCTTCTAATTTTGAATAGCCACAAGTTTTCACATCATCATCTATAAACACTACATATTTTTCTTTAGTGTTTTTCAATATCCAATTTCTAGTTGGTGTTATTCCTTTTACTTCTTTTGGTACTCCTATTACATTCTTAATATAACTTTTATATTGGTGCACCTCACTATCAGGCACAAAGAAAGTGGCATTAGGCAAAACCTTTTGACTAGTTGTTCGCCCTGCCCTGTTTTTACTTGGTATCGCTATTATCATATCTGTCTTTGAAGTTTTTGTATGTTAATACTCTTTCTATACTTATTGCATCAAATGCTGAACCTTTTTTATAGCCACCTTTTCTTACTACTCCTAATTTTAAATCCATTTTTAATTCTTCCCATTCTACGCTATTCGGCTCACATATTATTATTACATATTCTTTTGGTGGTTCTAATTGTACTGATTGAGGTAATTCTATTTCTTCATCTTCTTCTAGGTTGTCAATTACATCATCAATCCTTAACTCTAAACCCCAATCTTCAAGCTTAACATTATCCCATTCGTTTGCTAGTATATCCCAATCCCATTCTCCAAACCCTACATTGTCTTTTACTATAAACTCTTTCTTTTGTTCTTCTGTAAGTCCTTCAGCTACTTCTATCCATACTTCTTTAAGTCCTGCGTCTTTACTAGCCTTTAATCTCATATTACCACCAAGCACCATCATATCTTCATCAACTACTATTGGTCTTAACTTAAGCATTTCAGGGAATTCTTGTATTGACTTCACTAGCTTTTTAAATTTATCGTTCTTAATTATTCTAGGATTGTTAGGGTTTCCCTTTACTTTACTGATCTTAACTTGTTGTTTCATAGTATATAATAGATTTTTTTTATTTTTATTTTAAAGCTGTTCTTTAGCTTTATCCCAAAGCATATCATCTTTATTGCTTAGTGTTGGCTCTGTTCTTT